ATAATAACATAATAATACGATAATAACATAATAATACGATAATAACATAATAATACGATAATAACATAATAATACGATAATAACATAATAATACGATAATAACATAATAATACGATAATAACATAATAATACGATAATAATAATGATAATAAATTTCTCTATACTAAAAATATATTTATAATGGATCATCCCAGTTATTTAAATCATCATCCGGTAATGCAATCGAGCTTTTAAAATCAATTGGAATATTTGAGTCTTTAAATTCTTGTTCCAATTGCCAGTCATCGCGAATCGTTTCAAATAATTTGCGACGATTATTGTGAATTAATTTCTTATTTTTAATGTTGTATTCATTTCGACTCTTGGAATCCATAATGATTTCGAACTCAGTACACAATGCTTGTTTCGTTTCAATCAACGTCAAATATTCTTCATCCATAACTGTGACAATATTTTCGTTCCATTCTTCCAACTTTGCTTGACAATCTTGATGTTCCCATAATGTGTCATTTAACCATGGTCCTAATACATCCATTCGGTATTCTAATTTGTTATGCAAATTTGAGTATTTCTCTCTAAGGTTGTGAATTCGCTCTTTGCTTTCGTCGAATTTAAAATATTTGGAAATAGATAAAATTAAACTAATATAGGTAGAAATTGTAACACCAGAAATCGATACTGCTGTAGTAGGTGTATCAAAGTATGTTTTGGTTGATTCCATAAAACCAGAAATTGTCGATAAAAAAATAACAGATATTTGAATATAATTAATAGAATTATTCAATGTGTCGTATTTTAAATCCAACAATCGTTTACTTTCCTTGCATTCTTTTAAAATATACAAGTTATTTTTAACCATAGCATCTATCTGATTTTTAAAAATAATAAATTCGGTTTGTTTCTTGAAATCCATATCTTGGTCTTTTGTAATATTGTTACTATGAGAAATATGCTTATTCGCTGTTTTTTGAGGTAATGGTATATTATCAACATTGGTTGTAATATTATTACCATTATCATTTGCTGTTTTAAAGGTATCTGTAGTAAAACTAATATTGGGTACCTCTTTTGATGTTGTTTTCTTGCTATCCATTAATTATATATAATAAGAATACAGAAAAAATAATTCTTATTCTAAAACTTTAACACAAGATAAATAATATTTATTATTTTCATTAATAATTTTACTAATAAATATTATTTTACCATTTACTTTTCTTCACATTTATTTTTGGTCCGGCACCTTTCTTTTGAACACTACTTGGATCATACATTTCATCTTCATCGTCACTATCCAAATTTTTTGATAATTCCCAAAATTCTTTAGACCCTAACCGGAAATCTTTATGATTTTGCGCTTTGTACCAAAATATTTGATCTTGTAATTTATTTGATTTGGCATTGTTATTTATAACTAAACATTCAAAATTCTCAGTACATTGATCCATAACTTGACAAAACGATTCAAATGTCGGGAACATACCAGCATAGTTTTCCCAAATGCGTTTACGGTTTGCAATATAAGGTTCCCTCAAAATAAATACATAATCTATATTTGTTCTTAAATTTGGCGGTATACCAAGCGGATATTGCATCGTAATAATTAACATAATTTTCCAATGCCTACCATTCATAAAAAGCAGTCGCATCATTTTATCCTTTGTCCATTTATTATCATATAAACAATCATCCAAAATAACAAACGCCCTCGGATCTATATTCGTCCGTTTATACGCTTCCATTTCTTTTTGTACTTGTTTTAACACCGTTTTCTGCCGCTTCAATATATTTTCTATAATAGCCGTATTGTATTCGTCGTGAATAAATAATTTTGGAACATGGGCCGCAAAAAATCCATTACCTGCTTCTGTACCAGATATAACTGTCCCAATGGGAATGTCTTGATGATGATATAATAAATCTCTCACTAAAAAACTTTTTCCAGTGTCTCTTCGACCAATCAAAACAACAACTGGACCTTTATTTTCATCTGGACGGAAACTAATATTTTTCATATCAAATTTTTTTAAATCTAATGTCATAAGTAATGTCTAAATAGAAAAAAAAAGAGAATACAATACGAAATTAGTTTAAATGATTCTTTATTTTACTTTATCCATAATAAAGATAAAGAATGGCCTTTTCCCTGTATTATCGAAAAACAAACAATGATGAATTATTTCAAGCTTTAGAGAAATCGGACTTTGAAATCCGCAATTCGCAAAATTATGTACCTATTTATGACAACTTCTTTTCCTTAAATTCAACAAATTATAATACTATTAATTTAAATCAAAAATATTGTTTACATTCTATAAAACAAATACAGGACCGCAACTCTCTAGTTGCTGAAGTAATTGACCAGTCAAACAACAATATTGAAAAACAGGCCTTTTGTAAATTCTCTCCTCTACTCGATCCATTAAAAGTATTAACTGGAAAATATGATTCTTCTAGTAACGATATAACTAAATTGCCGAAATACGATGACACATCTAATGGCTGTTTTCCTAAATTACTTGACAAAAATAACAGTGCTTATGTAGATTCTTTTTTTACTTATCTGTCTAGTCAATTATTACATCATTATGATTGTAAAAATTCCATTGACTATTATGGTTCATATCTTGGCATCCAGGCCAAGTTCAACTATAATATGGTAGATGACATTGACTATTTAAATGAAAACGAGTTTTTTCATAAAAACAATGAATTCTTATATAATATTGAAAATAGCGAACATAGAGAGTTATTTAATATTGATTCACGAAGTAACAAAAAGAAATTAGCCATTGCAGAAAAAATAGATTCGATTGAATTAGATACATTAGATATTGACGATACGATACTCAGTTTCGGTAACATACAACAACTTAATAATTTAACTGATTTAAGTAACACATGTATTTATAATACACCTGTATCTCCTACATCGAAATCTTCTACAAAATCTTCCACTTCTTCATGTAGTTCTAAGTCATCAAATACTTCAATTGATAGTCACGAAGATAATGACAATGAATCTAGTTCAGGTAATGACTCTGAATGTGATTCTAACATGGATAGCGACGACGATGACTCTGAAGAATCTGAGGAAGAGGAAGATGTGTTTTGTTCCATCTTTGATTTCCCAGTTCAAATGATTTGTATGGAAAAATGTACCAATACATTGGATTATCTAATGGAGAATGAATTATTAAATACAAGTGAATGGACATCGTGCTTGTTTCAGGTAATCATAACATTAGCTATGTATCAAAAAACATTTTCATTTACCCACAATGACTTGCATACAAACAACATCATGTATGTAGAAACCGACAAACAATATATTAACTATTGTTTTGATGGTATTTACTACAAGGTTCCTACTTATGGAAAAATATATAAAATCATCGATTTTGGAAGGTCTATTTATAAGTTCAAGGGTAAGACCATGTGTAGCGATAGTTTTCATCCAAAAGGTGACGCTGGATCTCAATACAACTGTGAACCTTATTTTAATGAAAATAAACCAAGATTAGAGCCAAACTATAGTTTCGATTTGTGTCGACTAGCATGTTGTCTATTTGATAATTTTGTAGATGATATGGATGAGTTAGGAGACTTGACTAAAAAGAACAAATTAATTGGTCTGATTTATTCATGGTTAATAGACGATAAAGATAGAAATATCTTATACAAAACAAATGGTGAAGAGAGATATCCTGAATTTAAACTATATAAAATGATTGCAAGAACAATTCATGGAGCGGTTCCTTCAAAACAATTGGGTCATGAATGTTTTGGTAAATATGTTGTTACAAAGAAGAAGATTAACAAAAATCATAAAATCATTAATATTGATAAAATACCAGTATTTTGTTAACTGTATACAAACGAGTACCTACATAACTTAATTAATCTCATATACACCTTCAAAGGTGTAATAGTATCATATGGTTAGTGTAAAGTAATTTATATCCATTGTAAAATATTAGGATGGATATAAATTTAGAATGATGGGTTATCGACAAACGCCATGGTCGTTTTTGAACCACCCGTCTTTATTTCTTGGTTATCAAATTGGGCATACATATAAATGCCTACGATGGAAGCAAAATACACGACAAATGTCTCTTTCATTACGACCTTCAGTGGTTTTTTATCTTCGTCTGGTAACATTTTCATTTCTAAAAACTTGAAAAGAAAAAAAACAGTTGATATGGCTAAAGCATATACGAAAATATCTGTCATTTACATTAACTTAAAAGAAAGTTAATGTGAATTTTACGAATTATTTCATTTTTGTTCTACTTTTTATAAAAGTATTGTTTGTTTTGTCCTACTTTTTATAAAAGTATTGTTTGTTTTGTTCTACTTTTTATAAAAGTAGAGTTATGTCAATACTTCAATTTCATCAAGACCTAAAGGTGTCTTATTGAGAATCTTAGGTTTTTCCAAATCATGAACATCTAATTCAGTGAGTTTTATTTTATCACCAATTACAATTCGATCTTCATCGTCTTCGTCATCTTCATCATCCAATTTACGAGCAATATTTCGTGCTTGACTAATTTGTTCTAATCG